TATGCTCATAAAAATGGAACATATTATGCTTCTGGTAATCCTGCCACTGGTGCAAATCCTGGTGCTACTTGGACAGTTGCAACTGAGTTTACAGATGGTTTTACACCATATTTTACAAATTCAGGAGGATATGATGGAGATGGAATACTCAACTTTGGACAAGACTCAACATTTGGTGGAGCTAAAAGTGCAGGAGGTAATGCAGATGAAAATGGTTTTGGTGATTTTCAATATGCACCACCAACAGGATTTTTAGCAGTATGTTCAGCTAACTTACCTATATCAGACGATATAGACCCTGCACAGACTGATGATGATTACCCTAGTAAACAATTTAATACAGTTCTTTATACAGGTAATAATGGAGCACAATCTGTAA